TGGGCGCGGGGCCGTCCAACCATTCCAGATCGGCCAAGCCGCCGTCTTGCGGCAACTGCCACTCGCGACCCGGATAGACAGACAAGAGGAACTCGGTAATCTCTTTCATTGGGCCACCTCCGTGACGGTGTAGTTGATCGTCTCGGTGCGCACTGCCGAGGTGGCCTGGTTCGTCCAGGAGTACAACAGGAACCGACGCTCCGCCAACGACGTGTTGGCCAAGTCCGGAACGAGGATGTGCCCCATCGCCTCGAGCCCCATTCCGGAGCCGCCCGACATGTACGAATACAGAGACCGTAGCCCCGTACCGATAGGCGTCGGCGTACCTGTCGTCTCATATATGCGCCAGCTGCCCAGCGGATTGCCGGCGCTCGGCGCGATACCCGCGTAAAAGTTGCAGTTGAGGACGAGAATCGAATTTGTCGACTTGGGCTGGACTGTCAGCGTCACGCCCTGAGCATTCCCCGGCGTGGTGGAAGTCCGGGTCGATCCAGTGGTAGTAAAGCTGACCTGCTGGATGATTTCCCCGGACAAATGGCTGCGCGTAAGACACGTCCATATCCCGGCGCCAGAATTCAAAAACTCATAGATATCTCCTGCCCGCACGATCAAATCTACGTCATTCGGAAGAACCAACGAAGATGAATGCTTCAGTGTCAGCGAGTTTTGGAATTTCAATCGTACAGCGCGGCCTTCGTACACATCCGAAAACGCCGTGATAGTCGTTGTCCCGGTCACCACAAAGTACGCGCCCTCAACTGGAATAGGCAGCGTTGCTGAAGATGCAATATCGCTGCCTTTCGTCAATTGCTCCCACCTCAACGCGTTCCCACTGCCCTGAGGCTGCCCTAGCAACAGGAGACGGTTGTTGTTCATAGGCAGATCGGCGAGCATTCCACCGCGTCCGCTACGGTCCAATGAGTTTCCGATCTCGTTCGCCATGTCGGTGCGAAGTGCATCGAAGTCGGCAGGTGCCGCTAAAGCGCCATTCGGGCCGGCTGGATTCCAAGAATTGACCGGCGGCGCATAGTTGCCGTTGTTGTCGCGGGGCATCGCTTGCTCCAATAAAAAAGCCACCCTTTTGACGGGTGGCTATACTGAACTGATGGAAAATACTCTTTGGGGTTTCGACCCAATCTTTCTTGGCTACTTAGCGGCGGCGATCATTCTCGCTGCGTGGAATAGTCGGCGCGGCAAGTAGGCCACCGTACACGCTGGCCGGGATTAAATTCCTGCCAGGCTGTGCTTGCATCGGGGCAACCAGCGCGCGAGGAATCCTGACCGCTGCTCCTTGCTGCGCTCCGGTGATGGTCCCTTGGATGACTCGGTCAATGCCAAGTGGCATCTTTCCGCTAATTCGAGCCATGGAGTCTAGGGCGCGCCCGAGCAACGCAGCGGAAGTGTTGCTATTGTTGACTGCACTGCCCACCGGCTGATTCATCATGTACGTTGCCGTTCTTCCAATAGCCTTCAACTGCTCGATTTCATCAGGGCTGAAGAAAGCTCCCAGCTTCCTATCTCCGATCTGTCGCAATGCCTTGCCATAGGATGCAGCGCTAAATTTTGCGACTTCGTCTGCCTGGCCAGAAACAGCCTTGTCCTTGAGCCATTGGGTGATATTCGTCCTGACAGACTCCGCCGCCCCGGGTTCCGACGCAAGCATTCTCCCCAAGCGCCGAACGTCCGAAGTGGCGGCGCTCTGACCAAGTACGAACTTCTGCATGAACTGATCCGGCGTCACTTTGCCGTCGTATATCGCCTTCAATGCTGGCGTACGCTCTATCTGACGCATCATGGATCGATTGGCAGATCGTGCCTGATTGAACGCACCGATAGCCTGCTCGCCGATCTCAGCCCCTTGCGTAGCGGGAAGATTTCCTGCATTGACAGCGCGAGCCCCAATCGACCCAGCCTGGTTGCCAAGCGGAACAACTGGAGTGTCATCTAGCGCCTGCCGAACAAGACCAAGCGCATAACGTGCAGATCCGTCGCTAGCGTTACGCTGGAGTCGCCCAATCATAGTCTTCAGCTGTTCTGCATAATCAACCGTGAACGGGACTTCTCCCGCCGAGATCCGGTTGATGTGATTGCGCACATCGGCGGGTAGAGCGCCACCTACCAATTGATCATCCAGAGACTGAATCGCGCGGTCCGCGAATGCCCGCCCGTCGAGCGGGAAGCTACGGCCCGCGCTGTCTCTAGCCAAACCGTACAAATCGTTAACCCGGGCTTGCTGGCGGCCAAGGCGACTCTCCAATGCTTGAATCGCACGCTGGCCAGCCACGAACGAATCATCAGCGCTCCCTGCACCCATATTGTTCAGTGCACGCACGAGTGCTGAGTTGTTGTCATTCTGGACCCGAGCAAGCCCTTGCAACCCAGCATCGGAAGAGTTCGCACCCATCCGCGCCAAGTTCTGCTCACGAGTGATGAGAACCGGATCCTGCGTGATCATTCCACGGGTCGGCGTAGCCCCCTGAACCCGGCCAAAATCGACCAAGCGTCTCAAGGCAGCTGGATCAAGCTCATCCCCAATCGAAAGCGCTCGGCGCGCCTCTTGACGCACTCCTTGCCTCACCCGCTCCGGAATTTTTGACCAGTCAATGCCAGACTGGCGCAGAGTCAACTCAATCCGCTGCTCCACCTGTTGGGGAGATGCCGGAGAAAGCGGCCCAGGCAGTCTGCGCTGAATCCCGGAAATCGCACGCTGCCCTGCTGAAAGCGCCATCGGCGCAGCTAAGCCGCCAAGCAGCCCCGCACCCGCCTGAGCAAGTGGCGATCCACCAGCCTCACGCACCGATCCGCCCGCCGCCCCAGCCCCCGCCGCGGATGCCACCTGCTGGGCAGGATTGGCCGCCAGAGCTTGCAAGGTGGCTTGGCCGACTCCAGTAGCCCCGCGCGCAAGCGCCGCTGCCCCGCCCATGACACCACCCGACGATGCCATCATGCGCGCTACGTCACCGACGACACGCTCGTTTTCGTTCTGTGGCTGCGGAAGCCCGATTGCATCGGCAGCAGAAGACAGTACCTGTCCGGTCGGTGCGGCCTCAGGTAGTCCAATAGCGCGCAAGCCGACGTTCAACCCTTGACGAATCGGCTCAGTAACTACCCCAGCGGCTTGCCCAAGCCCTTCAATACCATAGCGGGCCGTCAGACCAACTTGTCGAGGTATATCCATGATGGCATCCCCGGCGCGTTGCACCAATGACCGGCCTTCCTCCTTCCCAGCTTTAGACGGCCCAGCCGCCTGCAATCCAAGGCGGCCGAAGATCTCATCATCAGTAAACCCGGCATCTCGCGCGCGCTGAAGGCGTTGTGAGAAGTCGGAGTTAGATTGCAGCCGGGTCAGGATTTCCTCATCGTTGAACCCGGCTTCCCGCGCTTTTTTGATTCGCTCAGCCATGCTGCTCTGCTGTTGCGTCTGAGGAAGCGTCCCTGCTTGAGCAGAAGGGATAAGAAAATTCAATGCGCGCTCCGTCCATGAATCACGGCTTTCATATGCGGGCACTCCAGGGCGAAGGAACTCATCTGTGAATACGCGCCCAGCCGTCATAGCGTCCGGCGCCTTGCGTAGGTTATCCAGAACCCGGCCCTCTGGCGTACTCGTGAGCTCGTGTACCAGGAAGCCGTAATTTGCTTCGGGATCGGTAACATCCAGACCACGACCAGACGCGAATTCCTCAAACTGACGACGCCGTGGCCCAGTCCATTGCGCCCATCCGAAGCCTCCACGCGATCCGGGAACGACTGGCGAAGCCTCATTTATCGCCTGCAAGCCCGCGCTTTCATGCCCTAGCTGCCCAACGATTCCTGCTGCCTGCTGCGGAGTGATCTTTAGATCTTGCGCTAAGCGTCCGATCGTCTGCGGTGCAAGTTGATCCCAAGCCATGTCACAGCCCCAGCATTTGATCTAACTGCTGCATCCTATCGCCATCTGGGCCTCGCGATCCTTCATTTCCCGGCGCAGTCATATTCGCCTTCCGGTAGGCGCGGTTCTTTGCAGACACCAGGACTTCGCGCAGCTCTCTCATAGACTCCTTGAATGCTGCCTCAGACTGGTTTTGACTCAAGCGAGCGATAGCGTCGGTAGCCTTTTTCCCCTCGACTTCTGTAATCTGACCACCGCCCTTCAGACTCTCGAAAGCCTGAAGGAATGCTTGGCCTTGAAGCTGATCAAGTCGAGAGGCGAAGTTTGCTGCTTCGGTACCAGGAACGTAGCTCCAACCTGGCACACGCATGCCCACAGCGCTACTCAGGCCCGGGTGGTTAGCCAGGCCATCAATGGACTGGATCATGGCATCTGCTTGTTCGAGCACTCGCGGCAACGACTCTCTTGCCTCGACCGTCGCTTCAGACGGCCGATAACCCATGCCACCGCCCCCCGCCTGTCCTCCAGCCATCGGCGCCTGCGACTCTACCGGACCTTCGCGAAGAGCCGATGCCGCCATGTCAAGCGGCATCTTCCTTGTCCCGCCTTGACCGTCTGGAACATCCACCAAGGTATAGGGCGCCGAGGCACTTTCACGTGCTCCGGTAATCGCCGCCTCATTTCCGGCCTGAATGTCGCGATATCCGGGCACCGGAAAGGCCTGAACCGACCCATCATTGCCCATGCGCATTTGCACGCCATCCTTTCCGGCCTCATTCAGGAAAGGCGCCGAGATCAATTGGTTGCGCGCCTCGGGCGAAAGATGAGAGAGATTCCTTTGTTCGTTTGTCAGCTTGTAGTTGTCCGCAGAAGCCTTGAAATAGCCCTCCGGCCCCATGGCTTGGTATGCCATCATGGAGCGCTGAGGATCCCCAGGGAACAGAAGCGGCATTTGCGACTCGCCGCTAAGCCCTGCGGCAAGAGCCTGAGGAGATGCGCCAAGGCCAAACTTCTGCATATCCGCTTCTCGTTGAGCGTTGGACAGATCAGCGTACTGCTGAGGAATTGAATTCTCGGCCTCTCGACCAAGATAGCTTTTCAGGCCTTGAGCGAGATACTGAGTAATGCTCGGAGCCACGAATTGACCGCCAACCATCTGCCCCTGCGGCATCTGACTGCCTTCCTCGCGCATCCGCCTTCCGTACTCCTGCGTCTGCTGAAGCTGAAGCTGGCGGGCCAGAAGATCAGGCGCCAGCACAGGCGCGGTGAAATCTCGGTTCGTTGCCATTACCAGTCCGCCCTTAACCGAACAAACTACCAATGATGGAAGTTTTAGGGGCACTCAATATGTCCCCGCCAATTCCAAACAATCCGCCCAGCATTCCAGAACTCTGAGCATTCCTTGCGTTGTAAGCGCCCATCTGAGCTTGATAGCCAGAATCCGCCGCCCCAACTAGATCAGGCGCACCGGTCGTAGCTTGCTGCGCGTACCCCGGAAACTGCATGGAAGAGGACCCGCCGAGCAGCGCGTTAAACTCACTGAGAGGCAAGCCGCGAACATATGACTGCTCTTGTAGGGCTTGGTTGCGCAGATGGTTCATCTGGTTGAAGGTAAGGCCTTGCTGCTGCATCCCCAGGCCAATACCCGTCAATGCGGCTTGCTTCTCCGCATCGTTGCGCTGCTGACCAAATCTGGATAGCTCGCGAGAATAGGCATTCGAACCTTGCGCAATGCCCTGATTTGCCATCTGCGCCCGCAGGCTTTCGTATTGGCGATCAAGCTCTGGATTGATCCGCTCCATAAGCAGCTCAGTTGCATTGTTCGTCGCCAGATTGGGATCGTAAGCCGAGCCAGCCTGAGGCAAGCTGCTGAGATCAAAAGGCGTGCCCATCTGCTGCAAGACATTCGCATACAGCTTCTGGATTTCCGGGGAGAACTGCATGCTCTGCGTCCACTGATCCCCGCCAGTGTAGAAATCGTTGATATTCGGTGCCGCAGGAGCTGCCCCACGCGACGAACCAGTAGCCCGATTCAGCGACGACGTTGTAGAAGAACCAGGGTCGTAGAATGAGTCGTTCCAGACAGCACTCGCCCGCCCTGTGGGTTGACTCGGCGACGACCCATATGCCTGCATAGCCTGAGTGTAGGCCTGCATCGCGCGATCGTACCCTGCTTGATCAAACGTTCGATTGTTCGACCACGTCAGGCTGCCGTATGGCGTAACCTGGTTGACTCGGTTTGCCTGCGCAGCCTCCCGGGCAAGCTGAAGCTGAGCCTGTGATTGCTCACGAGCCAGTGACTCGTAGTTCGGAGCCTTCGGCGCACTCCCCTTCCCGCCTTGCGGCAGGATTCGACCAGAGGCGCCACGCCGAAATGCGCGCTCCGGAAGATCAGGAATTCCCAGATTTGCAAACGTGCTCATAAGGCAGATCCTTAAGCCAGCGGCATTTATCCGCTGTCATCTTGTAAACAAGGAGATCACCGTCCGGATGAGCGCCGAGAAGGATTGCTTCCAGCTCAAAGCCAAGGTGTTCATCAAACTTTCTTGCGGCTTCATTGCTTGATGCAACGACGCCGGTAATACGCTTCACCTTCAATTGGCGAAACGGGTAGTCGAAAATTATTGAAAGAAAATCTCTCGACAGCCAACCATGGCCATCACCTGCGATGTGACAAAAAACGTTTGCGCCGTTGAACTCCTCGTACAGGACACCTGCGACAATCTTTCCATTGACCACTCGGCCGATTGCGCTGCATGTCCCGGGCACGTACGGCTTGCCAACCCGGCTAGCCACCCATGGCCCAACGACTTCCGCATCGAACGTGATCACAACAGCCCGCCTCGGCTGAACACAAAGTCGGTAGCCGCCCATTCGACCTGCGCGCCGTTGTTCTGCACTTTCATGCGAACAGCCGCAGCCTTGTACATACCTCCGACCGTTGACCATTCAGTAGCAGACCTGAACGAGCCGCCCCAATACATCGACCCCCAGTACATCTGCCCCCATATCATTTCTTCAGCGGGATAAAACGGCAGCGTTCCTTCTGGATCGCGCGGCACGTAATCCCCATTGAGCCCAACTAGAATCCCTGGGCGTCCTGTCGTGCGTAGATGGGGCCTAATTAGGGTGAAGTACTTCGTCTCCGCTGGAGCCTTGAAGTAGTTGAAGGCCGAAAGCACATCAGCCTCGATGTTTGCTTCCGCGTCGGTGCGCCCGGCCCAAGCCCGGCGAACTGCTCCGTTCGTGCCGAAGAACACCCCCGCCTCAGTATCTATCCACGTCAGCGCCGGCCATCCAGAGAACTTAGTCCACGCGCCAGTTAGCGTATTCATCGCGTACTGGCAGTTGGCGGATCCGGTCTGACCGTCGGCCGGCACGTTCAGCATCAAGGCCGTGTTATCCGGCGATAGGCATAGCTCCCACCCGAAGTTGGGTCGGTATGACGTTACGGCCTGGTTGATGCTGTTCTGGATCTTGTCAGTCAGCGCAACGCGGCGGTCCACCTCCGAAGAAAGCAGCCCTTTTCCCAGCGGGAAAATCCCATCTTCGCAAAGGATTACCAGGTCTCCGCCAAACTTGATAGCCGGTCTCTGCCCAATAGGGCGACCCAAATAGAACACGCCGATGAGCGCCCAAGCGCTAGCGTCACCCGGGTCGTAGCCTGAGAAAACGGCAACCTCACCGTTGCTGGTAAGGATCACCAGATGGTCATCGGACCCATTGCCGGCGTCAATAGTCCACGTCTTAGCGGTCACAATGTGGCCGCCTCGCTGGAAAATCTGCCCCATCGGGATATCTACAGCAGCCCCGCCAATGCTCGCGACAGGCAAATACCACAAGTTCATCGAGTTGCGCTCGACCAGGTACATACGGCCTTTGAAGACGCAGCCGTCGATCAACCTGGTGGTGTCAACTCCTGTAATGACCGGAGTGCTTCCAGCATCAATAGACTTCCACTCTGTCCCGTCGTACATCAACGGCTTATCGATGCCGTTGAACAAATACAGAAACGATCCTCCTGCCGTGGTCATCATTACCGATTGCCATCGGCTAGATTGCTGGCCACTTACAACTGCGGCGCCCACAGGCCCCTGTGACGTGACATCGAATATTTCCTCCCCGCTGGCTGCGAACAGCACTGCGTTGCCATCAGGAGGCGAGTACAGGGCAAGCGTCTCCACCAGGCCAGGCAGGTCCGTAGCGTGGTCAAACGAGCCGCGGCGAACAGAGACCTTGGACGGCTCCGGCCACCAGTTCGTAAGAATGACGGCATCCTGTCCCGGCATGTTCGTGATCGAGTCTCGATCATTCAAACCGCCGACTGGAGCTGGAATTGTGATTGAGCCGGTGTCGGGGACACGGCCAAGCGACGCGCGGGGCCTGCGGGCCATCAGTGCCCCCAATTCCCTTCAGGGACGTTGCAGTTATCAATGAATCGGCGGCGCCCCAAACGTCCCGTAAGTGACAGCAATGGAGCGCTGTGATCCTGCGCTTGAGCACGACTGACAAGAGCCGCATACTGCGAAGTCTCCAGGCTGGAATCAAATCCCTTTGCCTGAAAGAACAGGGATTTCACCCCAAGCACGAGGATGGAAGAGTCGTAGATAAAGGTATCGTCGTCAGCCGTAAATGAGGACTTGGCCACTCCGTCTGAGCCAACGACCCAATTTTTGGACAGATACTCGAACCCGATCAGCAGGCCATCGGATGGAGGTGGCGTCAAAGTTATCGAGTTGCCAGAAATCCTGAAATGTTCGCCGATCCCCGCGTACACAATCCCGGATTTCAACGATTGCCACATCTGTGGCGTCTGCGGACCAATGAGCGGCCACCGATTGGTACGATCCCATTCCGTCTGAGGGAGCTGCTTCTTCCAATCGGCAGGTAGCGGATATTCGACCCTCGAGAACGTCATGTCGAAGGTTCCCGACTTGTCGGCAGGCATGTTGAGAGTGACTTGCGTGGGAGAGTCCACACTAATGATCTGGGAGAACGGGCGCACCCCTTCGCCCGTCACTCCCCATGCCGCGCTTAGGCCGCTCGTATCCGCCACAGTGACAACGTAGTTCCCCTCGGTCACGCTGGCGCTCATTGCCCGTGCTTCGGTAACTAGAATGTGCTCACGCATGAGCATGCGCCAGTCGTAGTCCCGAGTAAGATCACGCCCAAGGCGATTGGCCAATGCAGAGATCTGTTGAACCGTTCGCTCCTGGCTCGCCATGACACCAGAGGATTTGGGAAATCCCAGCTCCGCCAGGATTTGATCGACCAGCTCGACAAGAGTCATTCTTGTTCCTTGCGAGGACGGCCCGGTCCTCGCTTCGCCGCGTCATCGCTGGGCTTTTCCTGAGCCGCAAGGAGAGCCTTAACCTGTTCCTGAAGCTGCTCCATGCGCTCTTCCATGGCCTCCTTCTCGCGCGCCCAGGCCGTTGCCTTGGCGTCACTGGCCGAAGAATCGATGTAGGCCTGCGCGTTGCGCCGCAACTGTGCATATCCAGGTCCGAGGCGTTGGATATTCGCATCAGAAACGGAAGCCAGCGCCTCTACAGTGGTGATCCCCACGTGCTTTAGCTCTTTCACCTGGGAACGCGTCACCATGTTCCACTGCTCAAGAGGCGTGCCCTCCTGGGCCTGTTCCAGGCCACGAGAGAACATGTCCCACGCACGCGGGAACCGCCCTTTGTCCTGGTCACTGGCAATGCGCTCAATCACCGTCCGGGTATCGCCTGGCGTCTGAATGCGCACGAAGTCCTTCTCATCGAAGATCGGGCGCCCTTCCTGGCCAGACTTGAAATTGTTCTGCACCGCGTCCCGATAGAACTCCACCAGCGCGCCATTTTCCTGGATCATGTGTTTTCCTCTGCGGGATTGCCGCAATAAAAACGGGGGCCGAAGCCCCCGCAAGTTGGTAGCGGCTCAGCCTTACGGCGTTACCGTGGTCTCAATGCTGATGTCGGTAGTGCCAGAGCCAGTGCCAGTCACACCGCCAGTGAGCGTAACCGTGATGGTTGGCTGAGCGCCGGCTGCCGCGTCGATAGCTTTCGCAACTTCTTGAGCAAGAATCGGCGGCATGCCCAGCGCGATAAAGTGGTTCGCGTCCGTAGCCATGTTGCCTCCTTACACAGAAGTAGCGGCGAACCAGCCCTGGTCGCCCGTCGCCATTGCAACCGGAGGCGACGTATACGACCCGCCCGAGCCGGTAGCGATGAAGGTCGTGGCGTTGACCGTGGCCGCCGCCGTACTGGCAGCAATGGCGCCGCCGGCCTGCGCATATACATAGCGCTTGCCGTCGCTGCCCCACACCTGCGAACCCAGGCGATGGCCGCTGCGCCGCTTGGTATCGGCGGAATCGATCTTCTGCAGCAGCGCTACGCCGATCTTGGGGGTATCAGTGAATACCGTAGCCATGATTTCTCCTTAATCGACCAAAATGCCTTGGAACTGCGCGCCCGAGGTGGTCAGGTTGCCGGCCCAGCCAATGAGGCGGGTAACGGCATCCTGGTTGACCGATTGACGGTCATTGCCCAGGGGAACGAAGTTACGCTGACGATGCGGACGGAAGAAGATGAACGACGTATTCAGGAAATACATCGTCTTGGCGGGCATATTCCCGCCAATCCCGCCGTCGAAGATCACGTCTGCATTGGCACCAACGCCGTGGTACTTGAGCGACGTGAAACCAGCGCCAGCCATGCCCTGGCCGCTGTCGTTCGTGACGCGCTGAATGGCCTGAATCGAAGCCTGGTAAGCCTCAAACGCCTCGTTATCAGCCACGATCAGGTCTACCCGATCGGTGCCGCGAGCGCACGCCAGCGCCAGCTTGTTCATCGCCGATTGGATGGTCGCCGGCGACATGGCCGCACCAACGTCCGACGTGCACGAGATCATCTGGTTTCGCCAGAATGCCCACGTGCCGCGGTCGATGCCGCCATAGGTGCCAGTGTTCGGAGTGCTGGAAATCGCCGCTTGCAAGCCGGTGATATCCTTGCCCCCGTTGCCAGTACCGTCGCTGAACAGACCAGCAGAGATTGCGTTGCGCAGACGCGCCTCTGCCACTTGAACGCGACCAGCCAGCAGGTCGATCATCTGTTCACGACCGGCGTTCTGGATCAGTTCCAGACCGCTAATCGTCACAGCCCGAGCGTACTGCTTGATGTCGTATTCGGCGGCAGAAATCGGGCTGTCCGGCGTGATATCGATCACGTCATAGCCGCTGTACGAACCAGACGAGGTATCGCCGTCGTCGTACATGATTTCTTCCATGATGTGCGTGCCGCCCGAAAACGTACGCACGTTGCCACGCTGACGCAGCTTTGCCAGTAGAGCGTTGTTGTGCTCCAGGTTATCGGCCAATTTCCGCGATCGAGCCGCGATGGTGGTGGCCAGCAGGTCAGATACCTGCGCGTTTGCAAATCCCATGATATTTCCTCGTTAGATTAGCCCGTCGATTGCGGCACGAACTGTGTCTTGCACGCTTGCGTCGGGCTTCAATGCACCAGATGACGAGGGCGGCGAGCCTTTGACACTGGACGCGGCGGATTTCGCCTTGGCCTTTCGTGCCTGCTCAATTGCCCGTTTTTCGGCTTCGGTGCGCTCTTTATCCACGAGGGATTTCCTCAGGTCGGGTCGCGCCCATACTGCCTTGTCGTAGGCGTCCTGAAGCGACGTAGCAATGCCGGATTGCAGCAACTGCGCCATGTCACCTCGAACGACTGCGAAATGCTCATTCTGCGGCTCCGCAGCAAACGCCTCGATCTCAGACGTTGCCGCCGTGGTATCTCGGTCTTGAATGCTGCGTTGAAATTCTTCCCTGGCCATGCGCTCTTCGTGCAACTGGCGCTCCAGCTGCCACATGCGCGGATCCGGGGACGTTTGAACGGCTTTCTGAAGGTCTATTCCATAATCAGAGGCGATCTTCAATACCGTTTGATACTTGGCCTGCTCATCGCCGTTACGCAGGCGATCTTCAATCAGCAGGAGGTGATTTACCGCCTGGGCTACTGGTACGCCAGAATTCTCAATGTTCGCTTTGAACGGAGCGATTGCGCGCCCGATTTCCTGCGCAAATTGCACAGCCGGCTTGTAGCCTTCGATGCCCTTGTGATAGTCGCTTTCCCGTCGCTGGATCTCAGCGCGAACCTCCGCAGGGAGCTTCTTGTACTCGTCTGCGACATCCTTTCGCCAGGATTGCGGAGCATCCTCGACCTCGGGATCGGCAGGTTCAGGTTCCTCCGGACCACCTCCTGTCTCCGGCTCAGCAGTGACAGCCTCTTGCGCAGCGGGTTCGTCGGCCGCAGGCTCTGTGTCAGTTGGCTCGGCATCCAACCCGTCGCCGGCCTTCACAACAGCTTCCTCGTGCTCTACTGGATCCAGCTCCACAACTTCCAGCTCGCCCTTTTCCATTTTGTCGATGGCCGCGCCCACCGCGTCCTCGATAGACTGCTCCTGCTCTTGCATAGGGATTTCCTCTGCCATTAGTAGCCTTTGCCGTTCATGATTTCCGCCACGCTTCTGCGATAGTCCTCTCTGGAGGGCTCTACGACCTTGCGCGGTTTGATCTTTTCGTTTCCGACCTCAATGCATCCGTGTTGCTGCAGATGCTCGCGGTGCTGTCTGCGTCCCTGAATCATTTCTCCAGTGATCATCGACTGGTAGGGGCTGATATCGCCCATAACAAAGGGGCCGCTCGGGCCCCTGGGTACATACTCTTCCTTCGGTATCAGCTTGTGCGTGATCGGGTCTTGTACCCAAGTCTTTCTTGCCATTAGGGCCTAACCTCCCGCGCTATCTCGCTCGTAGCGGTTTCCGTAGCAGCGTTCTGCACCTTTGCTTTGCTCTGAATATTGGCGGTTTCAATCTTTACAGATGCGTCCAGCTCGGCCTTCCAGCGCTCAAAGGAGATTCGGTTCTGCTCGGTGATGGTCTTCGCCTGCGCGTCCACTTCGGCTCGGCGACGGTCAACCTCAGCCTGCATCTGCGCCCGCTGCTGCTCAAGCTGGTTCTGCATCTGCATGCGCTCGCGCTCGATCTGCATCGTGGCTTGAGCTTTTACCCTTTCAGCTTCGATGTCAGCCTGTAGCCGCATCTGATCGGCCTGAGCCTGCTGTTGCAACTTGGCCATTTCAACCTGCTGTCGTGCCTGAATCTCCGCATTTTGACCAGCATTCGGATCGGCGGGAGGGCGTTGTGCCATCTGCGCCTGGAATTGCTCAAATGCCGCCTCAACAGTGCGACCCGCCTTGAAATTGCGCACGCCCATCATCAGCATTTCCATGGCGAGAGGACCAAGTTCAGGGACAGTCTGTACAGCCTGAACGGCCTGCTGGATGAATCCGCCTGCGGCACCAAGAAACTCCACTACGTCCTGCTTCTGCTGCTCATCGTCAAGGGCAACCAGGGAATCCGCTGCAACTTCGATCTGGTAGTCCCGTAGCGGCTCCTTCTTCATCATCATGATGGCCGCATCCGCATACTGCGCGTCCTGCGTCTGCATGATCCCAGACATGGCCTTCATCGTCGCTGCGCTGTACAGATCCATCGCCATCTCTGCCTTTATGCGAAGAATCTCGGTCGCGAAAACAGCGATGTCCCGCTGACGCTCTTGCAGCCGAAGACTGCCAAACTGACGTTTGATGTCCTGAGCGGTAGCAGTTTCACTTGCTTTCGTTGCGCCACGGATAATGTCAGACAGGCCGGTTATCTCATAGATCACCTGCTTAGCCTGCTCTCTTGCCGTATAGGCAATCTGCAACGCAGCGGCCACATCCTTGATAGGAACCCAACTTATCGCGCCTGCAACGCCTCCCTTTTCACTAAGCTGCGCCCAGTTATCAACTGGCACAAGAGCGTTATCAGACGACTCAAGAATGCGCGCTAGGGCCGGCTGTGAAGCGTCATAGCATCCCACCAACCGCAGAGCGGCCACCAGCCCGTTGATCCGGGTAGTCAGCAAGTCCAGTTCGTTGGCCTGGTCTGCATAAAGATGGAAGTCAGCAACCGGAGTGAGCTGATCGCTCGTCTGCGTTGCGAATAGGGGCTTTGGAAGCGGGAAAAACTGCTCAAGACCGTACAGGTCTCCCTTCTCATCAAGGAGGCCTGCAAATCCCTTAGCCACCCAATAGACCTTCTTGGCCGTTTTATCCCACACCTCCCAAATCTCCGCCTTCTTTGCGTGGTCCATCACGCCAGAGCGAAGGACGTCCTCGTCAACGCCTGTCGGCATTTGGGTTTTCGGCACTTGCTTGAATTTTTCACCGAAGCGAGGCACTCCCTCATCATCGGTCATATAGATGCGCCGCGCGATCCATGTCACCTCAGACCAAACGCGAACGCGGGAGTAACGTATATCTTCCCAATACACGTAATCGACGCAGGAACGCTCTAGGATCTCTGGCGCACCACCCGCCGCCATCGCCGGCTGCTCAATGTCCTGCGATCCAGCTTCGGATTGCTCCGGTCTATCTACGGAGTACTCCTCAAATCGAATCCACGCTACCCCGCGCCCAGGAAGAAGCCGATCCTTGATGGCTGACTTCATCGCTTCGTCAAAATCGGGGTATTGATCGATCTCGAACTGCAACACGCGCTCAAGGATTGTGGATGCACATCGTGCAACCGGATCCGCATCCTTGTTTCGACGGCTTACTTCGGCTTTCGGCCGCCTCGCATAGGTAGCCGGCAGGATTGTTTCGATGTTCGACCAAAGAATGTTGAACCGAGAGCCTTCAGATACAGTGGGCCGTTCATCGCGATATCGCTTAACGATTTTGCGACCCTCATCGATCCAGGCCTTTTCCTTGGCATCCTCGCCTGCCGCGTCGATCTCCGCCAGCCAGCGCCGCGCGATCTCGGCCTGGTCGGGCTTCTTTTCTACCTCTGCCATTACACGGCCACCGTCACGCGCTCGCCATCATTGGGAGCCGCGCCCACGAACGCCACGGGCACCGATCCGGACACGGCCAAAGACCCATCTGCAGTCAGAGGAAGCCCATTTACCCAGGCCACCACAGCACCAGCGGAATCGACCATAACCCGGCCTTCTGCGTCGTATTTGATCGGCGTCATATCCTCGATACCCTCTTGCTCATCCTGTCAGACTCTCTCCACAGCTCGTCCATGGTCACTCCGGTGCGCATACGCTTCCCATCGTGCAGAACGGGGAACCTGGCGCTCTCCAGCTTCGGCGGCTCCTTGAAATCCTGCATAACCTGACACCCATATGCGAAAGCATCAGAAGGATGAGACGCCCAGTTGTGTAGCGGCTCACGAGAGAACACGTTCGTTTCCTCGTTCCAGTCGAATTCCCATGCGATCAAGCCGTCTATACCGTCTTCACACAGCGTCTTGTTGAACGCGCATCTCTGGATAACCACCCTAGCTGCGCCTATCTGGTCCATTTTCTTGGTCTGAGGAACAACGCTGACCTTCCCCGCCCCAAACGCCGCCAGGAACTTTTCAGCAGTTGTGTGCCGGCTTTGAAACGTCTTTGCCTTCGCGTCATGAGGCAGCCAAACCTTCCCAACGCCTTTGGCTCCTAGGCTCTTGACGCTTTCCTGAATTATCGGAATCCAATCATCTGCGTCCAAGCCGGAGTCGCCCTCGTACTTCAGGAGATTGAAGCCACCCGGTACTCGCTGCCAATACCACCAAGATGCGGTATCGCGAAAGCCAAGATCGCTGGAAACCTCAATCGGAGATCCTTCGCTGTCAAATTCAATGTCATCGTGGATGCGGCCGTCCCTCTCGGCCCTGTTCACCCACTTCGCTAGAATCGCACCCTGGCTACTGCCGTAGGCGCCATTCCATATGTGATCAGCCTTGTCTTCATCGACCGCGAAGTCATGTTCCATTTCCCTGCGGAGCACGTCAGGAAACCATGGGTTGTCCCGCCAGTTCACCAGCACAGAGATGGCGTCCTCAGGCGGGCTCTTGCGAAAGAACGCGTCAACTGGATCAGTCTTGAACCTCGGGTTCCAGCTGAACCAAAGCTCCGAACCCTCCTTACGTAGGGTGGGTCTCAGCAGGTCTAGGGAGTGCTGCGATAGCGTTTGTGCCTCCTCTACCCACGCAATGTCATACGCTTCCAGCGACTTGATATTTGCCGCGTTGTACGACTGCATGCCCTTGAAAACGATAAGGGAGCCATTCGGCCCCCTGATTTCGCTCTCCAGCACCTCAAACGCTGTGCTGACTCCTAGCTTCTCGATCTTGTCTATCAGCAGTTGTCTGACCGAATCCTTGATCGAGTTCTGCACCTCACGGATACAAACGACCCGCGTTGGCCTAACCAGGCATCTCAGCACCACCTGCTCAGCGAAGAAATGCGATTTGGCGCCGCCTCGTCCACCATATGCGCCCTTGTAACGCTTAGGCCCAAGCAGCGGCTTCAGCTTACGGGGTACGCTTATCCGCAGGGTCGACAATCTCGAACTCTACCTTGTGGATCAACGCCCCACCGCCATCACCCACAACCTCAGTCCTGGCCAGCTTCGGCGCTGCGAACTCGGCCAGCTTTGCTATTAGATCCAAAGCCTTTGCCGGATCTTCTCCTGCGACTTGGCCAAGCCACATGGCAACATTTTCTCGGTTGTCATCCAGCAGCAGCCGTATGGTCTCCCGAAACTCTTGCGTCGCACGGTTTGGCGTGCCTTTCGCGCGGCCGCCATACCTTACGCCCTTCGGTTGCTTATTGCGGGCTACTTTAGCGGTGGCGGCACCTTGAGGATTGCTCATTGGTACCTCACTAGTTACACATAAGTCTGCCGCCTACAAGGGCTAGCGCCTTGGGACAGGTGAAGCCGGGGTTGAGGCGCGTTCCCGAGGCGGCAGGCGTATGCGCAAAAGAAAAGCCCCAGAGATTTCTCCCTGGGGCGGCCTCTGCGCGCTGCTAGCTTTCCAGGCTGCGAACGCACTACTACAGCCTGCACTGTTTACTCTAGTTAGCTCTAGACACTTCGTCTACGTGTCTAGACAAAATAGGCTCGTACCCTGTTGCGTAATGGCCACCCATTGCATGGGAAAGCTGAAGGTGAGCGGCCTCAAGTCGGAAATAATAGGCCGCGCGAGATAGATTCAGCTTCTCATGCTTCTTCTTTACCGGCCCTGGCCTAGCGTAGTGAAAGGCAATGATCACGCGGCCGTCCGGGTGCAGACCGTCGATTGCGCTGTCCAGCCTGGAAAGATCCGGATCTGGAAGGCACGCCTCAGGTCTGCTGTATCCGTAGCCGTCATAATCCACCTTCTCGCGAGCGAAAGCCGAGCGGCTTGGAAACCCCAAGCCCCCATCCTTGGTTATGTCCTGGCGTCGGCCCCACTCTGCCAGAAGAATCTCCAGGTTTGTCCGCATTCACCCTCCTGTGCCGATATCTCGATGCTCAAATATGTTGCTGCTCAAGGCATACAAAGGGGGCTGGCTATCTGCCGCCCGGTCCGCTTGGTATCTCAGCGTGGCATCCAATCGATAGGGCCTGCGATGAGTTGGGATGTACTTCCCTGGGGTGACATCAGCTGGCTTGTGGGCCACAAACATGCGAATCACTGCCATGGCGTCGCCACCTAAGTCCCAGCTCATGACATCGTTGATGCGGCGAGCCAGATAGTCAGACCTTGATGCTGGGCCCACCTTCACACCCATCTGGCTAAGTTTGTCGATCGCCACTTCCCGCAGCGCGCCGTTGATCTTGGATTGCTCGTAGCGTGAACGCATGTCAGAACTCCTCCACTTCCCAGCCGCCACCGTTCTTCTTTGCTCGTGGCTTCATCACAACACTTCGATTCCTGGCCTGCTCTGATGCTGTTGCCCATCTGCAATTTCCAGGCTCGTAATCACCATCATTGTTGATTCGGTCTATGCTCAAAGCCTTATCTGGCTTCTCCCCCAGATCAGCTAGGAAGTTTTCGAACTTCTTCCATCGTTCACAAACCTTTATTCCTCGGCCGCCATACCTCGGGAAGCGGTTGTTGTGCTCATTGGTACAGCGGTCAATCATCCGGACCCAGGAGTTGTATGTACTCGAGGGCTGCCTTCCGCTGGCATGCCCGTGTTTAGTCGCGGCGAGAGCGACCGACAGGCGACGGTTGCACCCGCACGACGTAATAGAACCTCTAATCAGGTGCGAACCTCGTACTGTCTTCCGGACTCCGCAATCGCAATCACAAAGCCACATGACAGAGCCGCCTTTACTTCTGCCGTTTTGCTCTATGACAACGAGGCTGCCGAACTTCTTCCCTGCGAGGTCCTTCACGTTATCAACGCTCCACATTCCCAACCTCCGTTTCGATCCACCCCCCCCCATCCCTTTTGGCTCGAGCGCGCACAACAAAAAAGCGGAAAGGGTAAATGTCGGCGGCCACCTTTATCTTCACGTTGGCGTCGTCCATCATGTAGCCCTTGACCTCTTTGATGTGGATCTGCCCGTCAGGCATCATCACGGCAAAATCTGGACTAAAGAACGTGTTATCGGCCAGGCGTAGCTTCATCCCTTCAAATTTGTGCCAGAGGATCCCACCCACAGCTTGGAGCTGGGCCAGGTAGGCCGAATACGCCTGCTCCGTCTTATTCATTGCGCCAGACTTGAGCCGGCCCAGGCCGTAAGACCTATTCATGCTTCCTCCATCGCGCGTTTCAACATCTCCGCTATGGCCGGGCTCGGCCGTTCACCGTTCTTGATACGTTGCTGCCATTTGTCGATCCATCGCTTCGGGTTTCTGCCCGATTCGTCAAACGCCTTGGCCGCTCCCATTCGCTGAAGTGCAGCCGCAGCCTCAGCCTTGGTCGCCATGGTCTGCCCTGGTGCGGGCAACGCGGATCGAACGGGTGGAATATCAGACCAATTACCCTTGGATAACTCGTCCGAAAAGGACTTTTCCCACCTCTGCTTGATTGATCCGTAGGTGCTATTCAGCAGGTCGTGCGTACCAGTGGCCACGGCAGCCCAGTAGATCGCCGGGTGAGACCAGTTGCCCATTTCCCCACGGCGTCGGCAGGACATGCCATGCACTGCTTCGTGGTACGCAACCTCCGGGCTCATCCAGGGTCGGCACATGCGCAGGAACTCGGGCACAGTAGGCGGCCAGTCGCGAGACAAGCAGGCAACCAGGCCGGCTCGTATTTCGGCCTCGGTCATGCCAGTCAGCTTTTGGTCCCAAGAATCCTTCAGTTCCCGAGGCGTCAAGCCTTGCCATTGCTGACCGAACTTCGCCCCGTACATCAAGCGCATTTCGGACACGACGAGAGCGCCCAGCGAGGTTTGCGATTCAGTGAGTTGCATCGATCGTTCCCATGTCGATTACGGACGGGCGGCGGCCCTCGGCCAGCACTTCACCAAGTTCTGCATTCCAGTCCGCCATTGACTGCGCCCTGGATGGCGAGCTTGCTCGAATTTGTCCACGCGGCGGGAATAGCCCTTGGTAGCCCCCAGCGATGCTGTTGGCGATCACGTCAGCAGGCTGATGTCCGTCCGCACGGTAGTCAGCCAGTTGCTTGAGCTGGCGGCGTGCGCCCTCCTCCGTGATCGGCTTCTTCCGAGCCTTGCGGTCTGCAACCCAGCTTTGCCAATCCACCAGGTCAAGCCAAGCAGGCAACTCGATCGCCGAGGCATCGAACCCGCTCCCCCGCTTGCGGGGGGTAGGGGGGTGTTCTTTTATCTGTTCTGTATCTGTTCTGTTCTGTTCTAGGGCGTTACAGGAACGCTCCTGAAACGTTTCATCCGTTTCAATGGCCTTCTTGGACTTCTCCCGATGCTTGCGAACCCGCGCCGTGCTTGAGTCTGAGGCGTATTGACGCTTATCCCAGTTGCGCAAAGTCCAGTCCGAATTGATGAACTCTTTGCGCATAAACAGCTCTTTTGTCTCGGCCAATTCAGCCTCAGAAATGCGCAACGCAAACGCAATGGAACTTTCCCGTTCCGTTTCATGAAACGTTTCAATGCCGTTTCCACATTGCAGGCAAAGCAGCATCACTAACCTGCGCTGCATGGCCTCGGGCATCATCTGGACCTTGGGGTCAGTGGCGAACTCGGCATACATCCGAAACCAATCCATTACGCAGCCTCCAGCATCCCTGCGGCGCTTAGAGCGCCTTCAGGAACCTCGAATTCATGTGATTGAAGCCATTCGATGCACTCGACCAGCAAACTGCGCTGGCGCCCGTATTTCGCCTCGAATCTGGCTTTGTGGGGGTGGACGGCGATCATCCATTGACCGCCAGTCCCGTCCTGGTGATGGCCTGCGCAAAGCGGTAGCACCAGCCAATGAGCTCCAGGCTTAGTCCTGCCGTCCACGTGATGAACCGATACCCAGGTGTTGAACAGCCCTTCTTTTCGGCATGCGATGCAGCCGACGTGCTGGCATAGCAGATCGTGAAAGCGCTTCTGGGAGACAGTCGGAGAGCGGCCCTTCATTAGTGCAGCCCCACGTAGCGGCCGACGTACTCTCTGGCCAGTTGGCATTGAGCATCGTCCGCGCTCGCCCAACCGCGATCTACCTGAGCGTTACGCCAGCCATGCCAGTAGGAGCGGCTCTTGTCGCTGCCCGGCTCGGCAGCACCATCTAGCCCTTCCCGGTAGCCAAGGAGGACGTCATCCTCATCCAGCAGAGTCAGATCCGTCATAGTGCGAACAGGCTGAAACTCGCTCATAGCGACCTCACCTCCAAGATGACGCTGCGGGCGGCGAAGTCGTCGCGCACCGCCTCGGCGTATTTTGTGAGCTGGCGCACAGTCATCCGGGATGTGACCGGAAACACGCGCATCGCCAGCAGCTTGCGTTCGTACGGAAGGCCCTTGATAGCGCCGTCATAGGCCTGTCGGAAGTCTGCGTCTTCGGCGCGAAGGATTGGCACGCCGTGGTGCAGCTTGCAATAGCACTTCCAGCCCAGCGCATCATCTTCCGGCAGCGCACGGGCAATCTCTTCGTACCAAGCATGGGAGAACGCATTCTGAGCGGCGCTGCGTGGCTTCTTGCGCTCGCGGACGATGACCTCCAGCGGCTCGTCGGCATCCAGCGGGAGATTGGCTAGGAACGCCTGTGCAGCCGCCTGCTGGCTCGAACTAAGCAGGATGAAGGTCTTAGGGTTCAGCAAGCGCTGGCGCATGTCTACCTCGTCCCACACTCGCCCATGCCGGCACGTGCGCAGTGGCAATTTGCCCCGATCTTGGCTCCGTAGGCCAGGAAGTCCATGTAATCGGGGCTGGTAACCACCATGCCCAGGACCTCGATAGCAGCGTCGATCTTGTCGATCGTCAGCCCCATCTGGCCGGAAAGAAATCGGCTGACCTGGCTGTCGTCCCAGCCAAGCCGGTCACGGGCCTTCGCGCGCGTCGACGGGTCAGTCAGCGCTTGGCGAAAAGCCCGCTCCATTGAGGGCTTTTGCATGTGGAATTGCACCGGTGCAGGCGCGCTCATGGTCGTTCAACCTTCTGCAAAAAGAGCTGCGTGCGATTGCACGCGGGGCCGCGCAAACTGGCGGCATCGATACAACGGAGTCGCGGAATGACCGAGACCGAATCCCTTCTTTCCAAGGCCCAGGACATAGCCTTGCGAGCCTTCGAGCAGCCCACTGTATCGGCAGTGATGGATATCTTTCGACGGCTGTGTGTCGAAGCCGACGAAGCGCGGATGCAACAGGACTTGGCCGGCGCAACGGTGCACTGAGCGATGGCCGTTCAACTTGGCGCCCGTCCCCTTCCCCTTAAACTGTGCGTTCTCACACTCACTGTTCTCAGGAAAGGGGATGGACATGGAACCGCAATACGTAATCAGGGAAGAATTCGACCAGCTGAAATTCTTTGTCGAGTCCATGAAAGACAACCTGATCGGCTGCCGGGCGAGGATGGAAGCGCTATCAATCATCGCCGCCTCATCCCTTCAATTTCTATCCGACGAGCAGCGTCAAGCTCTCGCTTCCACTGTTCGAATGTCAACCGAGAACGCTCTTGCTCTGTACGACGACGATCCTCATGGGCAGAGCTTTCGCGCAAACATCGCTGCCAACATAGAAAGATGGCTGCGGCAATTGCGAGACAACTAACCTTGCGCATGCTCAGGCCCCTCCTGCCGTGCTGCTTCGAGTTCGGGGCGGAATACGTCTGGCCGGATGGCTCTCAGGAACATGAGCCGCGCTCGGGGTATGCCGGTCCAGCGCCACTTGGAGACAGATGCCGAGCGAACCTCACACAGCCGAGTAACGGCCATGGTTCCTCCAAGGGCGTCGATGATCCGGGAATCGGGATGTTGAGATTTACTAGTCATGGCTAGCATGATAGCTATAACTAGCGCCCCTTGCAAGGGAATTCTGCCAGCCATGACTAGGCTAGTTAAAACTAACCTGCAGCCATGAAAACGCTAGCTGAACGAATTTCCTTCGCCATGGCCAAGGCTGGCGTCTCTCAGGCGGACTTGGTGCGGGCCACCAAAGCAAAGAGCTCGTCGGTATCCAATTGGGTGAACGGACGCACAAAGAATCTGAAAGGGGCCAACCTGGCGATCACGGCGCAGCTTTTGAGCGTTAGTGAAGCGTGGCTGGGGGCCGGCATTGGCCCTATGGAGCGCCGGCCGCAGATTTGGCCATTCAAGACGATCCCACCAGAGCGGTACGCCGAGGCCACTGAAGTGCAGAGGGCAGCTATTGAGGAGTGGGTGAGGGACCAATTGGATCGATTTCTTGGACCAGATCCAGCCGAAGAGCCCCGAGACGTTGCCAACCTGTAGGCTAACTCTCGTGTGGTCGGATGGCGTTTTTTTGAGGCGAATGTGACAAAATGCGAATAAACGTGTTCGAGGGAAGTCGGCGGATTGTATGGCTGATTGCGGCCATTGCAGTAGTCATCGCGGGCTGGAATCTTCTTTTTCCAACCCCGTACATCCAAGTGACCATATGGAAACCTGCCGTCGGAGCCCCGGTTCTTTCCACGAGCTGCCCAGCCGGAAGCCAGAGTGAGTATGTCGCGAGCTATGAAAGCCCAGTACCGGGGGTTTCCTTAATGGTTTGCTTTGACAGTCAGGCGCCTCACCCATCTCAAAAGTACGCCGCTCGCGATCCAAGGTTAGTGGCACACATGCCAAGGCAGATTGATGTGATTGCTCAAAAAGAGCGCGCAGACTACAGGATGGATGTCATCAAAATTTGTGTCAGTTTCTTGGTCGGACTTTTTGTCATCACTTACGCCATAGGTTGGGTTGTCAGGGGCTTTGCAGGCATTCCACGCGGGCAGGACAGCAAAGAGATTAAACCTTGAAAGCCGATATTAACGGGGACGGCCAGTTCACTATTTCTGATGTCTGGGCCTGGGCAGAATTCATTGGCTGCTGGCCAGGCAACTTCGCATTGCGCTTCCTGAGCGGCACCGAAGCAGGAAAGTTTTTGGAAATCTCCTACTTCGACCAGTACACGACCGGCGCTTGGATCCTATCCGCCATAGTTTGGATCGCTGTGTTTGCGATGCTTGGACGCGTGGTTTGGGCGGGGGTGCGGCTCGGGTAAGAGGGGCGACGAGACGGGACGATGGGTGCGCAGCATAGGCTAGCTGCATCAAAATCTCCCAAGCCACTTGTTAGCAACGACGTAAAATTTTTGCTTGCAAATACCCTCCATCTGAGACATTATGCAAGCACCTAAACCTTGGAGGTGCTTGCATGTCCATTGCTCGAAAATCCACTGTCACGAAAGTGGCGGTCAAAAAGGTGCCAGCTCGCAAAGCCGGTGGGGTCGCTGCTGCTGCCAAGATGACCCCCGAGGAAAAGTCTGCGAGAGCCAAGAAGGCTGCTCGCGCTCGCCACGGTTTGAAAGCTAGCCATCGAGGGAATTTCCAGAAAGACTTCGGCATTGACGTCGAGTGCTATGTGATCGACGACGAACGCAAGACTGCCGTAATCAGCCAAATTGGCATGGGTGCGGCTATCGGGCTTTCGTCGCGAGGCAACGCCTTCCCCCGTTTCTTGGAGAGCCAAGCGATGGCGCCGCACCTTGGCGCGGAGATTCGCGAAAAACTGGCAAAACCCCTTATTTTTCAATGGCGTAACGATGGCGCGGGACCGCCCATTACGGTTCATGGGTACGAAGCAACCCTGCTCATCGACGTCTGCCAGGCAATCGTTCGCGCGCAAGCTGCAAAGTCCCTTAAGTCCCATCAGCAGAAGATTGCCCAAAGTGCGGCGGTCCTTCTTGGCGCTTCCGCAAAGTCGGGCATTGATGGTCTTGTCTATGCACTCGCTGGCTACGACAGGACCAAAGAAGAGGTCATTGAGGCGTACAAGATGTACGTCCGTGAAGAGGCGCGAGAATATGAGAAGGAATTCTCCCCAGAACTGTATGAGCACTGGTATCGTCTGTATGGCTTGGCCAAGCCTGAGCGGGGTCGCCCGTGGGAATTCCGCTATCTGACGATTGACCACATCTACAAGCCGCTGGCCAACAGTCATGGCAAAGTTTTTGAATTGGCAAAAGCCAGCAAAGCCACCTCAGGGTCCCAAGGCGACAAGATCCACCAATTTTTGTCGGAGATTGGGGTAAAAGCCCTTCGCACTCAAGTCGGCAAGATTACCGGTATCGCATCGGTATCCGAAAGCCGGGATCAGTATGAGAAGTTTATCTCTGAAAAGGTATATGGACAGCGATCCCTGCCGCTTTGAATAGCCCGACCAAAAAGCAAAAGCCGCCTCCGGGCGGCTTTTTGTTGCCCTGCCCGCCTTGAGCGGGCTTTTTTGCGGGCTAAGAATTTTGGCGAAAAGCTAGCTATAGCTATTGACATGGAATGCTAGCTATGGCTAAATACGTTCACAGCTTCAAAACGCAGCACCGAACCAGAGAAAGGCCTAGGCGGAAGCCAGCTGAGTAGGGGTTCTAGCTGCAGGCAGTACCGCTCTTTAACAACCAGCGAAGCGATAGAACAGGCCGATGGTCCGTATGGACGGCTAGGCCCAGGGCGCAATCCGTTACCCCTGAGAAAAGATCGACGGCTACCAGGTCGCGCCTGGCCCCGGGAGTGGGGCTACAGAACGCGGTCTGGTTGAAGAGGCAGCGCACGACCTGGAGCCGCTAAGCGCGGGAGTTGCTAGGCGTGCCCTGCCCCGGATTCATCCGCCTGCGCTTTCAGCTGAGAGCGCATACCGATGGATAACGGAGGAATCATGGAAGTGAGCCAGGCACCAAAGCGGCCGCTGATCACGGATGAAATGGTTATCGACGTGGCGCGCAAGCATTACCCGAACGGTCAGGAGGCCGAGCATATCGCGGAGTGCTTCCATCGCTTGATGGATGGGTACGAACTCGCCAGAACCCTTGACCGCGACTGCGGTTGGGAATGCAGCAGAGAAGACGTCGATACCCTCGATGAGGTTATCTGGAACGTTGGAACTGCTCTGGCCGATGCTGAGCGCGCATGGGTCATTGCTTATGACATCCAGCCCAGCCATGAAATCGGAGCCCGAGTCAGCTTCTACCACGGCCGGAAAGGCGTGATCACTGCAATCGCTGGGGCTCATAGCCCGGCCTGCTACCTCGTCAAAGAAGACGGCCACGACGACGAGACCGAGGGCAACAAGCGCTACGTAGTCAAGTTCGAAGAAGCCACTTTTATTGAGTAGCGCATACCGATGGATACCACCCGCCACCCGGCGGGATCGACAACGGGAGATAGACGTGAAATTCGAGATAAAGAACCGCTGGACCGGCGCCGTGCTCTTCACGGCTGACGTGCCCGAAGAAACCGAGAGCGGCATGGTTGCACGCGTGGCGCTGGAGCAGGCCGTGAAAGCCCGCGCGAACCTGGCCGGCGCGAACCTGGCCCGCGCGTACCTGGCCGGCGCGTACCTGGCCGGCGCGGACCTGGTCGACGCGGACCTGGCCGGCGCGGACCTGGCCGGCGCGAACCTGGCCGACGCGAACCTGGCCGACGCGGACCTGGTCGACGCGAACCTGGCCGACGCGGACCTGGTCGACGCGTACCTGGCCGGCGCGAACCTGGCCGACGCGGACCTGGCCGGCGCGGACCTGGCCGGCGCGGACCTGGTCGACGCGTACCTGGCCGGCGCGGACCTGGCCGGCGCGTACCTGGCCGGCGCGTACCTGGCCGGCGCGTACCTGGTCGACGCGTACCTGGCCGGCGCGGACCTGGCCGGCGCGAACCTGGCCGACGCGTACCTGGCCGGCGCGGACCTGGTCGACGCGTACCTGGCCGGCGCGGACCTGGCCGGCGCGAACCTGGCCGACGCGAACCTGGCCGACGCGAGAAACCTGCCGGTTGGCACCGAAGCCACCAGCCCGGCCGAACCATATCAGCGCGACACGCGCCCCGCAGCCGAACGCAATGCAGCGCGCGCCGCGCGCTTCCGCGAACGCAATCCCACCGTTCCCGTAGTTGAAGCGCTGGACGCGAAGATCCTTTCCGCCATCGAGAACGGAAGCGGCGGCCTAGAAATGGGGGCATGGCACACCTGCGAAACGACCCATTGCCGCGCTGGCTGGGCAGTCCATCTGGCGGGCGAAGCTGGCTATGCGCTCGAACGTGAGCACGGGCCACAGTATGCCGGCCGGATGATCTACATGGCATCCGTTGGCCGTGCGCCGCACTTCTTCGCCAGCAACGAACGCGCCATGGCTGACCTGCGCGAACAGGCCGCGCAGCAGACCAAGCCCGTGGCCTGACCTTCCCCAACCGCCCTGGGTGCCGGGGCAGCACTGAGGAAATGACCATGCAAACCACATACATCGGGCAGGAAAAGGTCATCGTTCGCGGCGCGCGCTACTTCCGCATTACCGAGCGAAGCGCTGACGCTGCGACTGAAGCCGAATGGGCGGACAAAGTGCTGGCAGCGCCCGCCGTCACCTACCAGAACGGCCGCAATTCTCACGAAGTCGCCGGGGAAGTGCTGGATCGCGCCGAAGATGCGCTGATCGGCTATCTCCTTGTGACCGCCTGACAGCCCCGGCTCATGCCCCTCGCGCGGGATAAAGGAAATCCCATGAAACGACATACAGACGAGGAGGACCGCCCTACTCTGGCTTCGTACCTGTACGTCGCTGGCGTGGCGATTCTTGGATTGGTGTGTGCAGCCGAGATTGTTCGCTGGCTGCTTGAAGGATAGGTGCCCGGCCGAGCAACCGGGAACGAAAGCGGATGCTGTGCAAGACGACCGCGTAGGGCGGAACCGGGGCGCAGACGCAGCGAGTAGGACCGCAACGAGCGTGCAGCGCCATGGCCTCACCCAGGCGCAAGCAGCAGACGAGCGGTAATCGTCCGGGCCTAGCGCCGGAGCTGGAACCGTAACCAGCGCCATCATCGAAGCGGCGGCGTGGATAGGACACGCAACCAAGAGCATGCGGGAGCGCCACGTCTACGCATGCGGGGGTGGCAGAGCCGGTATCAAGCCCGGCCCGCTTCGATGATGGTGCAGAGAACCGTTGGGAAGGCCGTAAGGCGCGACCTGGCAGACGTCATGCTGTTCCATCACGTTCGCCCTGGCGACGTTAAAGGCCAGGACTCTCCATAGGCCACATTCACGGCTATGCCTTGGCCGCATAGCGTCATGTGACTACCAACACAGATCGGGTGCAAACCGGGGCCTTACACCGGGGCGTGAGTGTTGCCTATTGAGAGTGAATGTGCATTGCTGACGCGCCAGTGCCGTAGCTACGAGTCACTGGGTCTGGGCGCGGGCCATGGTAGCTCAACCCGACAAACGCATGCGAGACCGCCGGAGATCAGCGCCGGCCACTCTCTCCCCTTCTACGCCCATAGCTCAATTGGATAGAGCCCCGGTGTTCTAGTCCGGACGTTTCAGGTTCGAGTCCTGATGGGCGTGCCAGTCAGCAGCCTTAGCCACTACTCCCATAAGCCTTAACCGTCCATGTGCGCACGTGGCGTGAGCGGCAGCGGGACATAGGGCTGGGGCTGCACCTAACAGGATCCGTCATGGACACATGCCACGGTGATGAGCACCTTGAGACCCTGACATCTCCACCACATCTCGTGATGGAGGTCTTGGGCACCCCAACCGCTTGGGATCACGACGGCCATGACGCCCTCTGGTGGGCTACTCGACTGAGAGAAGCGAACTTCTTCAACAACCTCACGGATGGCGAACGAATGCTCCTTCTCATGGCCGCTGTGAACAGTACCAACACCTGGGCCAGCCGCATCCAATTGGCCATCCAGCATGCAGTCGAAACGGAGCTACGGGGATGAATAGTTACCTGATCCTGTGGTCGCTGGCGCTCGTTGCGCTGCTGGCCGGAGACGAGTTCTTTTACCGCCGCTTCCGTAGCGGCATGGGGAGCGAGCAATGACGACGATCAACGACGGCGGCCCGGCGTTTCCCATACCGCTTAATCCAGGGCAGTCATACCAAGGGCATTCGCCATGCGACGGCATGACCCTGCGCGACTACTTCGCGGCCAAGGCTCTAGCCACGGCCAGCGGGTATGCAGCCGACGACTTGTCGACCTGGTCGGCCGAAGATTTCGCCAGACACGCCTACGCCATAGCCGACGCCATGCTGGCCGCCCGCGCCGCCCAGTCCGCAATCAGCGCCGCCGAGCTTCTCGCCCACGTCCAGGACCTGCTGAAGGTCTTCGTGCACGACCCTTTCGACAGCCAGCAGCTGGTCGACTCTGTGGTGGCGCGCGCCGAGGAAAGCGTGGCCCGTGCGCAGCTGGGAGTGTACGCATGATCCGCCTCCTCTTCGCTCACCGCGATGCCATTGCCGGCGCCTTCTCGCTGGCCTGCGCTGCTGCTGGCCTGATCCTGCCGGCCGTCCTGGGCCCGACCCTCGACGCCCAATCCACCCTCACCGCCTGCGAAGGCTGCGGCAAGACCGCCTATGCGGCGAATCAGCCATGAAACCTGAAGACTACTACGCGCCAGGCGCGCCTGAGCCATTTTTACGCGCTGGACGCGGACGGGTCGTAGCGCAACTTCAACCCAAATCGCCCGAATTGCAGGAGAACGAATATGAGTATCGCCGTCATGATTTTGGGGCACTCCGGAAGCGGGAAGTCATACAGCCTCCGGAACTTCAACCCGACCCAAGTGACCTTGATCCAGCCCATCAAAAAACCCCTCCCCTTCAAGTCGGCTAATTGGACCATCAGGACTAAGGAGAACACGGCAGGTTCCCGTTTTGTGACTGACGATACGCAGCTGATCGAAAGGGCAATGCGAAAAACGGATCGGGATGTAATCATTGTCGATGACTACCAAGCCGTCCTGACCAACGAACTAATGCGGCGCAGCACTGAAACAGGGTTTCAGAAGTTCGCGGATATCGGACATGGCGCATGGAGCATCTTCCAAGCTGCCGGCGACCTCCCCGACCAAAAACGCGTCTACATCATGGCGCACACGCAGACGGACGATTTTGGCAACGTCCGAATGAAAACTGTCGGAAAAATGGTAGACGAAAAACTCGTTCCAGAGGGGTACTTCACCATCGTCTTGCGAGCTGAACAGATCAACGGCCAGCACGTCTTTTCAACCCAAAGCAATGGGCAGGACTGCTGTAAATCACCTCCTGGCATGTTCGACAGCATGCACATCCCAAATGACCTCGCGGCTGTTGATGCTGCTATCTGCGAGTTCTACGGTATCACTCAACCCGCCTAATCGAGACACGACATGCGCAAATACGACTTTGACGAAGATTCCGCCCGCCAAGCTGGAGCCAGCAGTTTTATCGACGCCACCGGGAAGTACAAGGGCACTTTCACGATGGCGAAGCAGGTGATCAGCCAGAAGGGAACCGAAGGTGTCGAATTCAGTTTTGAAGCGGATGACGGGCGCACCGCCAACTATCTCCAACTCTGGACGTTCGATGTGAACGGGAAGCCACTCTACGGAAAGAAGGTTCTCGACGCGCTGATGTGCTGCGCTCGGGTAAAGACCCTCACTTCCAAAGAGGGCACAGTCGAAGGCAAAGACGGCCCTGAAAAAGCGGTCATCTTCCCGGGCCTCCATGGCCGATCCATTGGCCTGCTGCTCCAGCGTGAGGAATACCAAAAGAGCAACGGCACCTTGGGCTACAAATTCAGCATCTACGCGCCATTCCATGCCGAAACCGAACTGATGGCGGTGGAACTGCTCGATGGGAAGACTACACCGGAAATGCTGCCAAAAGTACTGGACGGCCTGCAAGATAAACCGCTGCAATCGCGACCTCGCACACCGTCCACCAATCATCATGCGCAAAGCGAGAACCCTGCCGACCCTTGGGGAGATTAAGCCATGGCGACTTTGTACGAAATCGCACCTCAGCATCGCGGCCTAGCGGAACGCCTGCGTGCAATGGGACTGGATGAAGAAGCCGTGGCGGATACTTTGGAAGCGGAAAGTGATCTGTCAAGCAAGGTAGAAACCTACTGCATCGTCCTGCGCGAAAAGGAAGCGGAGATTGAGGCCTATAAGCGGGAAAAGGAACGGTTCGAAAGTCTCATCAAATCCGCCGATAGCGCCGTAAAGCGCATGAAGTCCATGCTGTTAGATGGCCTGCAGGCTGCTGGCGAGAAGCGCGTTCAAGCGGGCACCTTCACGGTATCAGTTCAAGGCGCAAAAGGCTCTGTCCTGATCAGTCATCCTGAATTGCTTCCCAAGGAATATCTGATCAGTCCGCCAATCCCTGAGCCGCAGCCCGACAAGAACCTTATCTACAAAGCCATCATTGAGGGCCATAAGGTTCCTGGATGCGAGGTAATTCCCGGCGTGCGTCTCGCTATCAAGTAGCTCCCAGCAGCCCGCCAGCCCCCACCAACCACCCTGGAGCCCGCAGCAAATGCTGAGCGGGCTGCCCCCCTATTGCCTGGAGTTATCTATGCCCTACGACCCGATGAACCAAGTCCACCCCGGCCCGCAGGAGGGCATCGACCGCATCACCGGCGACGCCACCCAGGCCCGCACGGGCAACACCGAGCGCGAGCAGGAAACGTGGTTCGCCGGCGTCGAGGAAGGCCAGCGGCGCGCGGAGCATAACGCGGCGGTGCGTAGCGCCTGGATGCCGATTGAATCAGCGCCGAAGGACGGCACCGAGATCCTGGCGTGGCGTCACGACTGCGGCCAGTTCATCGCCAGCTACACGTCGGCCGACGCCTTCCCGATGACCCAGGACGAGCTTGACGCCATGGACGAAGAGACGCTGTTCGCCAAGGACTGGTTCACACAGTGGCCGGACGCCACCCGCCTGGACGGCAGCGAAGCGCCCACCCACTGGCAGCCTCTCCCCGCCGCCCCTGGCTCCCCCGCCGCTGTAGCGCCTGGGGATGCGCAGGACGAGCGCCAGGCGTTCGAGGCGTGGGCCGAAAAGAAGAAGATGCCGTTGGCTCGCATAGGCCAGCAGTACGACGATTTCTGGGTCGACCACGCCTGGAATGGCTGGCAGGCGCGCGCCCGCTTGTCCGCTCCCGCTACCGACGACACCCCGTCCCGCTTCACCATCAGCGCGTCCGACCGCTTCGAGCTGACCGGCGCGGTAGGCCTGCTACGCGGCTGTGGCTACGGCGGCCCCGCAACTGCCCTGCAGCGTGTTCTCGATGCCGAGAGCGCGAGTTTCAGCGTGCAGGGAGAGGACGATGCGCGGGATGCGGGGCGGTACCGAACCGTCCGCCAGGTAGCAGCGGACAAAGAGAACGGTTACGCCCTCATGGCGGAAGCGAGCCGAGAAGTCGGCATCGAGGTGGGCCAGTACCCGACGCCGGAACAGTTCGACGCGGTGGTCGATCTTGTCGCCGCCCAGCAGGGCAAAGGGAGCAAAGCATGATGCACGGCACCGTCAAAGACGAGATCGCCCGCCTGCGTGCTGAAGCCCGGCACTTCCGGGATCTGGCGAAGATGAAGCGCGCCGAGGTGGCCGTCTTGAAGGCGCAGCCGGTCGGACGACGAGACCAGCTCGCCATCCTGCAGGCGCAGTGCCGCGTCGGCGAGTACGTCCGGGACGCCCAGAACTGCGAAGCCAAGATCGCCGAATGGCGCCTGCAACTTCTCCCCGCCGCCCAGCAGGGCCAGGGAGGCGAGGTATGAGCAAATCACTCATCGAACAAAGCCGGTTGCGCTGGGTTACCCAAGGCGACGCAGCCAGCCTGGAGCAGATCAACGCTGGCAGCCTCCAGCGCATCGCAGACGCCACCGAGAAGATGGCCCACCGGCACGCCGAGCTGATGCGCGAGCTCGATGCGTACAAGGGCATGTACGAGCGCAGCGCGGCCAGCGTCGATCAGCTCAGGCACAGCAACCGATCCCTGCGCGGACACATCACCAAGCTGCGCCAGCGTCTGGCCGCCCAGCAGCGCAAGGGGGACGAGTGATGGGCATCAAGAGGACCACCACTACGGCCTACGAGTGCGATGTATGTCGCAAGGATGTTCCCAAGGCGTCCGTTTTCGCCGGCCATGTTGCGACGCTGTGGAGCGACCGCGATGTGAGCGCCACGTTGGCTATCTCGATGCGCCTGTCGATTTCCTATGTGATTGACAACGGTGTTGTTTGCAACGCATGCGCTGCCAAGCACATGCGAAGCATCGCCGACACCATCGACCGCGCCGCCCAGCCCACCACCAGCGCAAAGGGGCCCGACCATGGACGGTAAGCGCTCCTGGCCGCTGGTCCTGCTGCTGGCCATCCTGTACGCCCCGCGCGCGATGTGGGGATGGATCAAGCGCCGCTCCAGCGGCAACCCCGCCGGCACGAATGCGAGCCGGTGGGACAAGGGGAGGTAAGCATGGACTCCTACCGCATCGAAGGGCCGGCCATCATCCAATTCAGCGGCGGCCGAACCAGCGGCTACATGCTTCGCCAGATATTGGACGCTCATGCCGGCAAGCTGCCGCCCGACGTCCATGTCTCCTTCCAGAACACGGGCAAGGAAAGGGAAGAAACGCTGGAGTTTATCGAGGAATGCGGGCGGCGCTGGGGCGTTCCCATCACCTGGATGGAATGGGACGGCTTCGAAAACGGTAGCCGTTCGCGCTGCCTTTACCGGATCGTGGATTTTAGTACCGCCAGCCGGGAGGGCGAACCATTCCAGCGCCTGATCGAAACCCTTGGATTCACGCCGAACCCGGTGGCACGCGTATGCACCGCAAACCTCAAAATTAAGACTAGCAGGGCCTGGATGCTGAGCCAGGGCTATGTAGAGTGGGATTCCGTGATGGGTATCCGCGCCGACGAGCCGCGCCGCGTTGCCAGGCTGGGCAATCCCAAGCGGGATAACAGCGCTGGGATTCCCTACCTACCGTTGGCCCGCGCAGGCGTTCGAAAGGCCGATGTGCTGGCCTTCTGGCGCAACCAAGCCTTCGATCTTCGGCTTGATCCAGCCGGCGACCTCGGGAACTGCGACCTGTGCTTTCTAAAGTCGCGAGCCAAGATTGTGGCGGCCATCCGCCGCGAGCCGCATCGCCACATCTGGTGGGCAGCTCAGGAATCCCGCCCCGTGGGGGGCACATTTCGATCTGATCGCCCGCGCTATAGCGAACTTGCCCGCGAGGCCGAATTCCAATCCCGCCAGAACCTCCTGCCTCACGTCGAAAGCGAGGATGAGGCCCTGGCCGACTGTATGTGTGGAGATTGAATTCCATGACCACCCCCACCCAAGCCGCCCAGGCGGTACAGCAAGACCCGCTGAGCGATGAGTACGTCAACGCTGTGATCCAGCGCCACGGCTACGACAGCCCCGAGACTGTCATCGCCAGCTTGGCGCAGTGGATTGGCCGCCACGGCGGCGAGAACAGCGTCACGCTGCTCATGTACGAAGCGCACAAGGCGCTGTCCGCCCTATCCAAGCTGCGCGCCCCTGTAGCCGATGAGCGGGAGGCGTTTGAAACCTGGAACTCCATGCACGGGCAGTACCGCCGCAGTGATGCCTACGAGCGCTTGGACACCGGCGACTATGTGAAATGGCCTGTCGAACACGGGTGGAGGGTCTGGCAAGCCCGCGCCGCCCTGGCAAGCGCCCCTGTGACCGGGGAGGCGCGGCCGGTGGCGTGGATGGTCTACGCAAGCGATACGCACCAGCTCAAACGCATCGTGACGACGGACCCCGGCGACACCGCTTCGTTCGGCTGCCTGAAACTGCCGCTCTATGCCGCGCCCCAGGCCAGCTCTGTAGCCGGGGAGGCGGTTGCTGGCTACCTAGTTGGGAAAGATTATTTCCGCCCTGACGTTCTGGCCGCCGCGCGAATCTACGCTGAGCAACGAAATATGCCTGTCCGCGCCCTGTGCTTTGCGGATGCCGCGCCCCAGGCCCCTGCTGGATGGCGTTGGACGCTGCACCCGGCAGGGCTGCATCCTGATGTGTACGCGGCAGCAGCGGCCAGGGACAGCTCCGAGGACGTGCGCAATGCGGCGCTGGAGGAGGCGATAGAAGCTGTCACCACTCTGCATGAGGGTGACGATGCGGTGTATTTGCCTGACATTGCGAAGGCCATCGAAACTCTCAAGTCCACCTCCGCGCCCACGGTGGCAGATGGTGGGGACGATGTGGCGCTGCCACCGCTGCCTCATCCTACTGCGCACCGCCGTCACGCCATGTTCGCCGGTTCGCAGATGACCTCCTACGCCAAGGAAGCCGTCCTGGCCGACCGTCAGCAGCGCGCAGACGACAGCCTGGATGCCGAAGACGCGAAGTGCTGGCGCTGGATGTGGAATCATGCCGAGAACGTGAGCTTCAGTTATTCGCTCAATTCGACCACCCGCACAATGGTCAGTGGGCTGCATTGCGGGTCTCTCAAGGATGTTGTTGTCGCTGCCCGCACCGACCACCGGCGATGCAGCGGGACGGCAACGGAAGGATTTCTAGAAAACATCCGGAGTCTTGCCGATGGTCTGATGGGAGGTAACCCCAGCCGGCCGGAAATGCGAGAGGCTGCGCGGTTGTTGCAGAATTTCTATCTGGAACAACGCGGGGATCTCGCTGAAGCCTTGCGCCCTTTTGCCGGGGTGGAGGAAGCCGACCTGGTCGGAACCGTGTTTCAAGGCAAGGACGACGACGAAGTGATGCTGTATTTCCACCGCACCGGGAAAAGCATCACTCTCGGAGATTTTCGCCGTGCCCGCGCCGCCCTGGCCGCGCGCAAGGAGGATGGTAATGCGAACTGACCGCGAACTGTTGGGGCTGGCGGCGAAGGCGGCGGGGATGCGCCTTGGCGGTTGGGAGCCGTGTCCCGGCGGATTCTTCACCTATTCCCATCGCGGCAGCGACGAGAGAAAAACTTGGCTTCCCCTCGCCGACGACGGCGACGCGCTGCGGCTGGCGGTGAAGCTGCGGCTTGAGGTCTACATCCACGAACGAGATACACGCGCGTTAGGCGGCAATCTGGACACCGCAGCAGAACAGCACGGCACAGACGCCTATGCCGCCACCCGCCGCGCCATCGTCCGTGCCGCCGCCGAGATCGGCGCCAAGATGCAGAAGGCCAACCATGCCTGACCTGCCCTACCTCGCCTTGCTGGGCCTCGCCGTGGGCGCCGA